CATCTAATATACATTTTTGTATATTATCAACGTCAGGTTTCTTTGTTGGAAGAAATTCATTGTTTAATAATTTAGCTCTTTTTTTCTTACTTAAACTTTTGGCTGGCTTAACATAAATAAACGTCATAACCTTTACAGCTTTATCACTTATGTAATTCCTATATTTGCTTCTATAGCAGTGTTTTATAAATTTTTCATAGTCTGATGTTTTCTTTGGTGTATAGGCTTTTGCAAAACCACCTTGCATAGTAAACTTAGGTCTACCCTTGCCAACTGCTTCACCTGGAACAACAAACCTTAATTTTTTTAGATCATCACTTAATACATTAAGCAAGCATTGGGTCGAAGTCATCTTCGAACTCCTCCTCGAGTTTTTCAGCTTCAGACATTAAATTATCAAGTTCTTTTTCTTCAACATAAGTATCATTTCCAACAACTTCTACAGTTACCTTTTCGGGTAACTCTTCAATTTTATCCATTATTTCAGATGCTATATCATCATTTTTTTCAAAGTTAATTTTCTGCTGAACAGCCTCGCTTTTACGAGGGTTATATCTAGTATTAAAAATCAAAGTAATCGATGCAGTGGTATAACCATTATCAAATTCAACTGCTTCATTGCATAATATGTATTCAGCATTCCACTCATTTCCAACGCAGTCATTAAAACTATCCTTGTCCGAACAAACATAGACATCAAAATTTTTTAATTTATTGATAAACTTCAAATCATCATCACACAACCAAGCCTCAGATAGAGTTACAATTTTAGCAATTTTACATTCATCACATGAATCCAATTCGAATACATGAGTTGCAAAATAATCGGTATTGACAAAAAACTCCTTAACACTGCTTAAATATTCATCACTGCATGGATAGAATTCCAGTTTTTCAAGTTTAATGTCATCATTAGGCAGCAATGATATCTCATATGCTGCATCTTTAAAATCGTACATTTCGCGATCAAATTTTTCTGTATGATAGTCAAATATTCCTGCATAGTTATTAGCAATAAATTTCAGCTTTTCACCATCACCGAAAATTACAATATTTTTAGAACCAGTTTTCTTGAAAATATCTTTGGCAATTGCTAAGAATTTATATAAAAACGGTTCATAAGACTTTTTAATTAACATTTTTAATTTCCCTTTCATAATAAAATTCTTTTTTTAATAGGTTTTCTTTGATATAAGGAGCTTTTAGTCATAATAGGTAAACTTATTACTCTTATAGTTAAAAACTCCTTAAAATCAAAATTTTACTTATTTTTAAAACTGTATATCATCTTCCATGATGTCGTATGTATTCACATCTTCCATAAAATCACTCGGACCTGACGATTCATTATGAAAATAATTATCGTTGGCCATCTGCTGAACTTTTTGAGTATCCATAGGTGCCTCGTTTTGATTTCTAGTATCAAGGAACTGCACGCTATCACATCTAACCTCAACAACAAATACCGTTTTACCGTCTTTGTCATCGTATGTTCGGGTCTGAATTTTTCCTTCAACACCGACTAAGCTTCCCTTAGAACAGTATCTTTCAACATTTTCAGCAGGTTTGCGCCATACAACACAATTAATAAAATCTGCTTGTCGTTGACCGTCTCCGCTTGTAAAATTACGATTTACCGCTAAAGTAAACGAGGTAACCGCGTCGCCTTGTTGAGTTCTTCTAAGTTCAGGATTTCTAGTCATTCGTCCAACTAGGACTACTCTATTAATCATTTTGTAGCCTCTTTTCCAAACGTGCGATTTTTAAGTCCATAGCATTTATTAATTCTTCGTCATAGATTCCATAAATCAATTTAATTTGAGTCATCATGATATATACATCCGCAAGTTCTTCTACAATCTGATGATAATTAGAAGCTCCTCGTTTTGATTTAATAATTTCTTTTGTGAGTTCGGCCATTTCTTCGACTGCAACATCTAGCTGTGCCTGTTTCCCATATTTGCAAATTGCTTTTTTTAACACCGGTATAGGATCTTTGTATTGACTGTTACTTTCGTTAAATGAGCTATTACAAATATTTTCAAATTTTTCATTTATTGTTTTGTTTAATACTTTTAAAAATTCTTCAAATTCATTATTGTTATCTCTTTTCATTGTTTTTCTCCTATTTTCCCAAAATACTACTGATATCAAATAATGATTCACTTTGACCGCTTACTTTTGGAAGTTCACCATTCCATTTATCGATAAATTTTTCTTTTAGAATTTGATCAGTTAACTGTGATGACTTAGCAGCATTTGCTTCAGCTTCGCCCTGTGCTTCAATAATTTTTGTTTCTGCTTCTTTTTGTGCTTTCTGTTTCTTTTGTTCAGCAGTTTCTACCTCTTTTTTTGCTACTGCTTCGTTTTTAATAGCAGTTTCAATTTCATCACCCGCATCGGTATCTTTTAAGACAAGTGCTTTTAATGTAACTCCTTCATTTTCAAATTTTTTGTTTAAAATTTCAGTTGCCTTATTTAAAATTTCTGTACGCTTTTCCCCTAAAACATCGATTACATTGTAATTTGTACATACTTCGTTCAATGCCTCTTGAGAATAGTTAGCAATAATATTTTTATTTAGATTATCTAAACTTTTATAGCCTTTATATACTTTGAATGCATTATCTTTTGACACCTGATATTTAACGTTGATTTCCATTTTTACAAACTGTGCATCTTGAGTTTGCACTGAAACGTTTTTTACAGTTCTTTCCTGAACTGTTGTATCAATTTCATAAACTTTATCCATTGGAGTTATTAAATGTATACCTTCGTCTAATGTCTTATTACTTGTACCATTTAAACGGCTATATTTAACTCCTACTGTGTTTGCAGGAACAATAGCCACAAACAATGTTGATGCCCATACAATAACTGGGATTAATGCTAAAAAATGTTTTTTATTAAATTTAAATCCATACTCATATCCATTTTCTTTTTTATACGTTCCTAACACAAAAAATAAAACTACTGCAATAACTAATAAAATAATCTTTAATAATAAACCCATTTCTATATTTCTCACTTTCATTTTTTTAATATAATCATTTTGCTTTATCTAGCACTTCTAACAGTCCACTAAGCATCTCTATTTCTTTCTGTTTTTTGTCATTTCCAAGTGTTTTGATATTTTCACTTCTTATCGCTTGAATACTTCTCTCGGGTATTCTTTCCATTTGATTAATGTACTGCTGCTTCGCTTGATAACTTCTTTGGAAATTACTTGCAATTACTGTCTGACAAGTTTTTGCATCTGTTTCGAACGCCCATTCATGCATTTGTTCGGGAGTAACACATATTTTTATTTCATACGGTAATTTTTCATGTACCCTATGCATATCGTATCCACCATGACATATTGCGTGATAAAGAATATTCCAAGCCTCTTGAGGAGTTATATTTGCTTTTGATACTGTCTGTAGCATTTGCTTAATCTTTCCCACTGTTGGAGCTTTACCATACACATCGGTAGCTATATATGCCTCTACAGCATGCGAAACTTCTTTATAAGACCTGTTACTTAGTTGTCTTAACCAGATTTTTGTAACAACTTCTTGATTGGTTTCATTTATATGTTCAAAATCTTTTGGATACATAGCAGTAAGAATTGCTAATATTTTAGTTGTTTCTTCATAGGTCATATACATCACCCAATTAAATCATTAAGGAACGGATTGTATCCGTATTTAACCGACTTAGTACGAATGTTTTGATTAAGATACCCTTCAAACTTAGATCCGAACAATGTCTCAGGCCTTAAGAATTTTTCATATTCGGTTCCTATCCATTCATTGCACTTTTTATCAATAACTTTTTTAAAATCATCTACCGTGTACTTTTCATTCAGCCTAGCATTAATATGTTTTTTAGCCTTTTCGGCATTTGCACGGTAATTTGTACCAGCTCGTTGATTTAAATAATCAATTATTTCTTTTCGAGCCTTTATGTAATTATCTTTATCTCTCGGATTATTGATTTTTAGATCATCTAATACCAGTTTAAAATTTATACTGTCATCGCTTCTTAGTAAGTTATACTCATTAAGAATTAATAGCAGTGTTTTGATTTCTTCGTAATCATCATTTTTAAATATCTTCATGCATTCAATTACATTTGTTGTATTACAATCCAACACACATAATTTCATAAACATAAACAATGCTTTATATCCAAGTTCATTATTTATCAACTCTTGTATTTTTGTATTTTCAAAAAATTCCTGATTTAGTAAAATCGTATTTTTACTAAATTTAGCCATTTTTTAATCACCTCACATTTTTGTTTAAAAATCAGCCAAATAATTTCTTAAGAAAATTCTTAAATCGAACTATATATACGTTCTTACCGTTCTTATACGTTCTTATCGTTCTTATATATAAGGATAGGGACGTTATTTTTTAACCGATAATATGTTATTTTTTAACTTATGATAAGTTATTTTTTAACCGATAATATGTTATTTTTTAACTTATATCCTCATCAAAAATAAATTGATAGTTCGAATATTTTGTTACATATATCTTTGTATTATTGTTTTTAGTTGAATAATTTATATAGTTGCCATCTTTTAGGATTTTCATAAATTTATCAACCGTGTTATGCGTTTTCCAGCCTAAATCCCTCATTATTGTAGGGACTGTTGTAGTAAAAGTACCTATTTCACCTTTACTACCACTAAACTTGGCATTGAAGAGGCAGTATGTGAATAAGTGCCATGCTTTAGAATCTTTAAATATAGGATCTTCCATTGCCTTTCTATACAATTTTATGTAACCTTTTGTATCTACCTCTTTTGCCATTTATAATTCTTCCTTACATCTGCATTGGATCAATGTCCTCTAGCACCGGTTCAGGTTGAGCTTGATTTACCTGATTCATAACCTCTTCAACAGTTGGTGCTGAATTTTCCTCAATAGATTGAGTTTGCTCTTTTTCGACCGCTGCATTATCAATTACGTTTTCATTATCAACATACTCTGGTTGTAAATCTTTTGTAATAACGGCTTGATCGGATTCAACTGCTTTTTGCATTTCGGTACTTAATAAACCATGTTTAGATAATAATTGTCTTAGCATCGTTTTCTTTGCCATTTCATCAAAATTCTTGTACCAGAATGATGAATAAAGCCAATCATTTTCACCATCATAATTTCCAGCCTCATAATCAGCAAACGATACTTTTTTATATGTACCATATTGATTTGTTACAGTGGTTTCGTTTTTAGAAAACGCTTGAGAATATGTATCAGCGTGTTTTAACATTTTTTCTTTTGACCAGTATAATCGCTTAATATATCCATTTTTCATTTCAAAATACGCCATATACCCAACGACTGGCAAATTCTCTCTAATGCCGTCATCTTCTACAAATTCAAATTCGGGTCTACCTGTAAATTTGTTGCGCCCCTTGTATTCGCCCTCTTTAATTTCAATAGCATCAATATCAATATATTCACCAGTTCTAATAGCCAGTTGTAAATATCCTTTGTATCCAAGTTGAAATTGTGCTTCCTTACATTTTCTCTTTCTATTGTTAAATGGAACCATATAGAAATATCCAAGTTGTGGACTAGGTTTTAAATGTAATGACTGCCCTAATAATGCTGCACTAATGATTGTCTGCGGATCACATTCAGCGAGTGCAGGGTTTGTGTTGACTGCACTTGTAATACTTGTAATAAATTCCTGTGAATCAGTCGCACCAACCATTTGATGAATTTTTGTTCTCATTAAATCACTATTGATTAAATTATTAAATACCTTAATTCCAGTTGACTTTGTTTGATTTTTTGCCACTTTACTTTGCATTGCCATGTTAATTAATCTCCTTTACATTGTATTTACTAACCGTTCCTGTTTCTGGCTCAACTAGCTCTTTTTCAATCATTTTTACTTCATTAAAATCAAATTCTTTACTTTGTTTTAGAAATTCCATGTATCTATTCAACATTTGTAGTGATGCTAAATCTCCAGTAAACTCAAATGTTTTAGTCCATGTTTTACCATTAAATTTTTCAGGTGTTTCTTTAATTTCTGTAACAACATATTTTCCAGTTGTTTTAGCAATAATTTCATCACCACGTTTAAATATCTGTTCATCTTTATTAGGTTCAATTGATGGTTGTTGAACCACTTCTTGTTGTACTTTTTCAAGTTCCTTTTTATGTTGTGTTTCAAGCTGTACTTTTTGATGTTGTAATTCCTTCTCTGCTTCAGCTTTAAGTGCTTCTTTTTGTGTTTTTAAAGCGTTTATTTCATCTGTAATATTCTTTGTAATATCACCAAGATTATTACCCACTTGATATTGAAGCTTATATTTTTCACGACTTATTAACTTTTCATCTACCCCCACCATAGTGCATGTATTAATGATGGTACTTTCAATAAGCTCCATATCTTTTTTGTATAGATTTTCCTGATTCATTAGGTCATTAAACTGGGTTTCAGCCTCACTCTGAAATTTTTTATTTGAGCATGATGCATTTAGCCATTTTTCATCAAATACAAACTTATTAGCATACTCTCTTGAAATCATTTCTTTTTTTATGAGTACTTCTTTAAGCTGCTCGATAATTCCTTCTCTTTCCTTGCGAAGCTTATCTTTTTTCTCTTGGATATAAACATCAACATCATTTGCAATTTTTTGAGCTGTAGTATTAAGTGCCTCTACAACACTTTTTACTTTGTTCTCGTATGTATTAAACGAATCCATATATACTTTTTTGGAACGTTTTCTTTCATCGTCAATTGCTTTTGCCCACTTTCTTAATTCGGGAACAACTCCCGTGCCTTTAGCAATAAAGCTTTTATAATTTTCTTCTGTAACTACAACATTAGCTTTTGATTGAATAACTGGAATTAAGGCAACCAAGCTATCAACGTTAGAATCAATTGTCGCCCCCTCTGGCTTCGTGTTGGTAACAAGTGTCAAGGCTTTTTCGTTCAGTTCAACAACTTCACCTGTGACCGTTGCATTTGCTTCAATAATTTTTTGATCATCAATCAGATTTAGTTCTAATTGTTTAACATCAACCAGCTGATACTTTTCAGCATTAACGTCTTTCATAAGTTCCCAATAAAAATAAGTGTCGTCCCCTCGACAGATAACAAACGGATAATCGCCAGGATAATTCATTTTGCTTACTGGTTCATTACCAACCGTAAAACAGTTTTTAATCGCTAAAAATTCAATAATTTGTTTAAAATCTTCTTCGCTTGTAATCCTTACTGCTACAAGACCTCCAAGTAGCTTATTTTGTAAATCATTCATCTTTAGTTAACCTCCTTAAGTTCTAAATTTCTATTTTCACTGAATGGTGGTGGATCTAAGTGAATAACTTTTTTCCAGAACCAAAGTTCAGTTTTAACCAATAAATCAATATCCTGCACTAATGTTTCACGGTCCATATAAATAATTCTTGTCTCTTGTTTTCCGTCTCCATCATTAGCCCATGGAATATCTAAAATTGCATATAGCACTGCAAAATTAAACTGAGTTGTATTCAAGTAATGCAAACATTGAAAGAAATATGTAATAGGCATGTTATCTTTGGACCACTGTTTAAGCATTGCAGCATTTTGAATTGTTGTAGATTTAATTTCCAAAATACCTTTTTTACTTGTAGCCTTGTTAATTAAAGCCCCGTCTAAATTAGCTCTCATGAACGGGAATTGCTTATTAGACAAACTAATATCTTTAGTATCTATAACTTCATATTTGTCACTGTACAAAATCTTAAAAAGATTAAACATAACAGGTTCTAAGGCGTTTCCCTTTTCAATTGCCTTGTTTGTAATAAACGATGCTTTAACTTGTCCTGTTTTTTCTTCCCATAGTTCGTATGGTCTTTTATAATTACTAACATTCATCACTATGCCGGCATCACTACCGCCAATACCTTTATTTCTTAACTCATGCCAATGTTCATCACTTTTTACAAAATCTATATCGCAGTTGTTAAAGAAACTTATATAATCAAAGTCTTTATTCGCTAACATCTAATATCACGTTTGCTCGTTCAATTTCTTCTACTGTGTAAGTTTCTTTAACTGTTTTAACTAGCGTTTCTTTAGCCTCTTTTGTTAATGCACTTTTTCTAATATGCCTTAAATATTCAAGTAAATTTGCTTGTTTTATATCTGTCATTCCAATGCCTCCAGTTCTTTCTTTTTAACAGCAATTTGGCGATTAAGATTTCTTTGCAAATCATAATCTTCATCATCGAAACGATCTTTGCATTGAAGAATATTTAACTGTCTTTCAAGCTCCCAAATTTGATTTTCCAATACCTCTTTACTCATTTCTAATCCTCCTTATTCCTTATAAAAACTTCTAAATATTTTCTATCGAATTTCGAATGATCAGTGACATAAACATCAATAATTTTTCCAGTAAATGAACCAGTATCCTCAGCAATGTATATATGACCATCAATTAAAACTTCACTTCCTAAAGGAATTATTGAAGTATCTACACCAATCGTTCGTCCTTCTACATATTCAGTTCCTAGTTTTGTTGGATAACCTACCCATGGACCATTACATTCCTTACACGTACAATAATTTGTGATTTTGAATATTCCCAATGAAGTTCAAGCGGGTATCTCTCTAACACCTCTAGCAGCAACTTCACGCACTTCCGTGGGGTACTGTTCTTCCCATGTTGCATCTATACGTTCACATCCCTTTGCAAGAATTCCAGCTAAAGCAAACATAGCTAATATCATTGCCATCACTATTACGCCGGCTTTTGTACTTTCCTTATTAATCATTTTGACTTTCCTCCTAAAACCCTCTATAATGAAGGTGTTATGTATTGGTCTCTCGACCAATTTTTAAAGAAAGGTATTGCGAGTATCTTTCTTTAACTCAGCGACTTGTTCTTCTGTGTAGAACAGGTCGTTTCTTTTTTCTCTCATATTTACTTGGTTTAAAATGTCATACAATTCAATAAGTGCATTTCTATCTGGCACATCAGGGCGATAAACAATTGTATTTTCATCAATCTGCATCTTTATCACTTTTCCTAACCTCCTTGATTAAACATATGCACTTATGTAAGTTCATGTTCTTTATCCAATAACTTTTTTATGTAATTAACTCCTTTTTGATAAACCAAAGTTTTAATATTTATGGCTGTTTCGCTATTTGGTTTCGTATACTTCTGTTCAACAACTCTAAAATATCCACAATCAATATATTTCTGATATGGTTGATTATTATGCATCAGCACCTTTTTATTTCTTAAAAACTCAAACAGACGATTTCTTCCATATCCTGGATAATCCAGCACTTTAGCGACATCCGCCATCTGAATAGCAGTTTTACTACTGGCTACTGCATCAAAGAACTCTGCTTTAGGCTTCATTTCAATAACTTGCTGATTAAGATTTTCAATCATTTTTTGACTTTCTATCAAACCTCTAGCAATTATTCTTTCTGGACTGTTCCATTGTTTCTCAACTTCAATAAAATATTGACGAGCTTCCTTGCCCCTTTCATTGCGTTGGAGCATTGCAATTTCTTTGGCCATATCTAGTGTGATTTCATGATCCATAAACTTTGTTTCATTCCCTTGAGCTGTTACTCTTTTTTGAGTAATAGCTCTATAGTCTAAATTTTCATTAAAACCATACTCACACATTCTTTTAAACCAATCGTTATATTTGCTTCCTACTTCTAAAAACTCATGTAACTGTCTTGCTGATAATGTAATGCGCTCATTATCATAATTAACTTTTAAAAGTTCGTTCATATAATTGCATCCTCTCTAGATTTTCTAGTCATATCTATAACAAACTTAATACACTGCTTATAGGTTTCTAAATAATACTGAAGTCTTTCTTCTTCATCTGGATAACCAAATATCCTGTTAGCTGTTTTTACATGTAATTTTGTTTCCTGCATTGGATATTTATCATCAAATATGTCGAGTGCAAATTCACCTGCAAACCTACGTACTCTCCAAATTGTATAAGGTTCTTTTTCGTCTTTAAGAAGCTCATTAACAATTTCTTGTTTTAATCTGTGTAATTTAGAAATATTAGATTCAATTCGTATACTTCCAGTTTTTAAATCTTCTACAATTTTTCTTAATTCCTCGACTTCTTTTTTTAATTCTTCATTTTCGCTCATACGATCACTCCTTTCTTAATTTTTCTTACCATGAGGCAAGTATGAGGAAACTATCCACTATTCGTGTGTGTTAAATTGGAAACTTATTTAATCGATTTATTCACTGTAGTTTTGGAGTTTTTAATAATGGTATTTGTATCAATCTAATAATTAGATAATTCCCTCATACCTGCCCCACGATATTTTTATATAACCCCATTCATGCTATAATTTTCATGAGAGGAGGTTAAAAATTTGTATACAAAATTAGATATTTTAAAAGCAATAAATCAACTTGAACCAATTGCTTTATCTACTGAGATTGCAAAAAAGATAGATTGTGAATCAATTGACAATCTTAACGACGATTTGGAAATACTAGTTGAAGAAAAACTAATATCAAAACGCTTCAAAAAAGTAGGTGTTTTTATTTCATATGAATTAACTATTAAAGGTTTTGAATACATCAACACCTCAAAACTTAATTCCTATCGTTTTTGGTTACCAATTATCATTTCTAGTACACTTTCAGTTTTTGCAATTTTAATATCAATTCTTGCTCTGATTAATAAATTTTAAAATAGGCATTCAGATAATTTTCTTCAAGTTTTATTTGGATTAATTTTGGTAAGTATTCTTTAAAATATTCCACTTCCTTATTTGTCAAACCTTTGTTTTCACATTCCTGCAAAACTGTGTTAGCAAAGGCTTTTACTTTTTGAAATTCATCCTCTTTCATATTTATACTTCTCCTTTTTCTTTTTAACTCCGTTTTTATAACTTTTAATATGTATCTTTTAAAGACACTCATTTTTATTTAGAGTTATAATTTAGTTGTGCTTTTGAAACAAAATATTCAAATTTGTAACATTTAGTTAACAAATCATTTAAAAAAAATAGCACTTACTGGTTTTTTTAAAGCCTTAGCTATTGCAACCATTGTGGAACTTTTAACAATAAGATGACTATTGTTTTCTAATTGTGATATGTATGAACGGCTTATTCCAGACTTGTTAGACAATTCTTGCTGTGTCATATTTTGTTTCTCTCGCAACTCTCTTATTTTATTCACTTTTTACCTCCTTCTTTGTAACATATTGTTTCCACAAACA